AATTGCACTATTGCTTGATGGGCCAATGTTCCCAAATCTCAGAGCAGAAACACCAGAACCCTCAATGTGTAAACTTGCGTCAGGCGAACTCGTGCCGATGCCTACACGATTGTTCGTGCTGTCTACCTTCAAGGTGGTGGTATCAACAGTAAGGTCGCCATCAACCGTAAGTGATTGCGTTTCGCTGACATCGACTACATTGGTCGGCTTGTTGCCAGTGTAAGCCATCAGGTGATCTCCATAATACTCAGTGTCGCATCAATCTTTGCCGCTGTATCTGCGTCAATCTTTATAACGTCTGTAGCTTGTATTACGACCTTGCCACCTGACAGCACCTCTAGTGATGAACCTGCGGGTATCGGTACGTTTTCCAGCAGCTTTACTGTTTCGTTTGTTTCCGTGTCACTGGTATCAGACACTAGTTGAACGTCTACAGTGTGCTGTGCTGTGCCTACGTTACACAAAATTAAACCCAGCACAACCGAAGTGGTCGAGCCGGGGCACGTGTAAAGAGTCAGAGGCGTACCAGCGGAGGCTGGCATAGCAGCATTTGTTTTTACTTTAAAGGTATTAGCCATGATTAATCCTATTAGCTTCTATATTATATACTCTTTTTGCCTGTATGTCAACCCAAAGCGATAGCTAAAGCTGTTGCATCATCAGTGGTTGCAATAGTTCCAGTAGCGGTGGGTAATGTAAGAGTTACATCTGCTGTGGAGGCAGGTCCAATAAGAGTTGCTTTGTTAGTTCCATTGTCAGAATCTTCAAAAAACTCTAAGAAACCTGCACTGGTTGATCCGTTTTTAAGTTGCAGTCCGGCGTTAACGATTGGAGTTGTTAGGGTCTTGTTAGTTAAAGTTTGAGATCCTGCCAGAGTAGCAACTGTGCTATCTATAGCCACCGTCACAGCGTTACCCGTTGCGCTAGAGTCAATGCCTGTTCCGCCACTAACAGTTAGAGTCTCACTATCTAGATCAATAGCAATGGTCCCACTATCTGTAGTGATATCTAGATCTTCAGCAGTAATCTGAGTGTCTACATAATCTTTAACTGCAGCACTAGTTGGCAGTGTCGTGTCATTGTCATTTGATCCAATGCCCTCTGATTCTATAACAATGGCAGAAGCCTTAAAGTTATCCACTTCAACATTTGACAACGTGTTATTATCGATGTCGAGAGTTTTGTTAGTTAGGGATTGGGAGCCTGTCAGTGTTGCAACGGTGCTGTCGATAGCTAGAGTAACCGTGTTACTAGTTGCGCTAGAGTCAAGACCTGTGCCTCCCGCAACAGTCAGAGTCTCACTATCTAGATCGATAGCGATAGTTCCGCTGTCTGTGGTGATATCAAGATCTTCAGCAGTAATCTGTGTGTCTACGTACGCTTTGACAGATTGTTGTGTTGGCACCAGCGTTGCGCTGTTACTGCTCATATCGTCTTCGTCAACGAACGCAGTGATTGTGATGCTTCCGTCAGACAGACTACCATAAGTAACCGTACCTGTAGTAGTGATGGCAGACGATCCGTTGTCGATTGCACCAAACCCTGATGTGATAGAACCGCTGTTAAGTGCACCCACCGTAGTAGCTGCAGTGGTAACGAGATTTGGCATAGCTGTAATTTCATCATCGAAATATGCAGCTAAATCTGTGACTGCTACCTGCTTCATGGTGCCATCGTCGTTAAACACCACACGGTCTGCATCTGCCACTGTAGTACTAGAGGCTGACGTGTTCCCGTCCATTATGTTCAACTCTGCAGCCGTAGAGGTAACGTCTGTGCCCCCTATGTCTAGAGTGGTCATAGATACTTCACCAGCAACTGTAACCACACCATTAGATAGAGTTATAAGGTCTGTATCATCTGTATGACCAATAGTTGTGCCGTTGATAAGAACATCATCAATATCTAATGAACCACCAGAAATTAATCCTGTAGTGGTGATAGCGGATGAGCCGTTGTCAATCGCCCCGAACCCGCTGGTAATCGAACCTGCGTTGAGGGCACCGACGGTTGTCACGTTAGACAGCGTATCCAGAGCCGACTCAAAGTATGTCTCGAAGTCAGTCAAAGCAACCTGCACCATCGTGCCGTTGTCGTTGACGACCACACGGTCAGCATCTGCAAGCGTCGTAGAGGTGGCGGCAGTGCTACCGTCTACGATGTTCAGTTCTGCAGCGGTTGAACTGATGGCTGTGCCGTTGAAATCAATCGCGTCCAAATAGGCTGTACCATCGATGTATAGGTCTTTGAACTGCGCGCTACTTGTGCCGATATCTATGGTATTGTTTGCGTCAGGTGTCAGGGCAGACCCAAACGTAACGTTGTCATCTGCTGTTCCAACAACAGTGATGCGGGAGCCTTCGCCCGCTGTGCCATCATGGTTGTGCCCGCTAGTAGATCCAAACGCCGCTAAGATTGCGTCAAATTCGTCATTACTATCGGCGGCATCAATAACGTCACCATCCACATAGGTTGATTGTCTTGCTGCGTATCCTGCCATTTTTTACCTTCTTCCTCCGGGGGTAAATTCTAGTTGGTATCCTTTTAGAGAGAACGGAGCCAGTCCTCCATTATCGTCCACACGAACCGCTACGGTAAATCCCCCACCCTCAACGGTCTGACGAACAAGAGGAGCTCCCGATGATCCGTACACCGCTGTTCCGTAGGCACTGACGGGGTTGCCGTAAATAGCAGCAGAACCTCCTGTTAAGAGAGAATACTGCGAGGGTTGCGGACTGTCGGATGAAAAGAAATCATACCGAATACGAAACTTAGTGTTGATGTTTCCTTCGTTCTCATAGTTCCAAATGATGCGTTGCATATTCTTACGGATACCTGCATCGCCCATGTTGTGATCTGGAGACGAGAACCTAGCTATGATGTTTGTGCTATCAAAGGTGTTCCCTGTTTCTTGCTGATAGACGTAACCGTCATGGCCTCCGTGTACGATTGTCTCTACGTTACTAACAAAGCCAGAATCGCAACATGACGGTTTAATACCTTTTAGATCAGAGTATTCCCAGCCAATGCCGCCCTGATCTGTTTGTTTCAACACTCCGGCAACTCCGGGGGCAGACGCTTCAATCGCGCTATCTGCTGCAAAGAATATTCGGTACTGACTTTTGTTACGGATAACGACAGAAGATATTCTATCTAGGCTAATGTTACGAAGAAGGAGTCTATCCTGAATTTGCTTCGATACGGTTCCGAGTTCTACGTCACCAATTTTAGCTGTACCAGCCAGTGTGCGAAGACCATCCGGTGCGAGATAAACAATATCACCGCCAAGTTCCTGAACGCTGAACCTGTCTACGCAACCAATCCTACGAGTAACTGGTTTCAGAACAAAGTCTGCGATGGACGATCCTTGAAGCTGGTGTATCTGATCTTCGCAGAATATAAATAGGGAATCCCTAAAAGTAACCAACTTAACAACAGCACTATCTACCTTGATGGATCCGGCTCCGTTTGCCGTAGAGAAACTTGTCTCAGTAAACGGTGCAGAGAACACAATCTCTTGAGGGTTTGCTGACATACCTGCAAAGAACATGTGGTTCTTAAACACTGCGATTGATTCCGGATCAGACGGTGCGCCTGTTGCGTTGATGTCTGTAACAGATGAACCATCAAAAATAGAAGCTCTGTTTACACCGTCCGCGTACGCTATTTTTTCTGTGTTATTAAAATTGTAAATTGTAAAGTCGTAACGACCAGCACTTGTTCTACTAGAGTCTATCTCTGTCCAAGATCCTGTAGCACCACCAAAAAATACTTTTGTTCCTCTAGCAGCAACGATCTTGTTTTTAAACACTGCAACCCCTAGAACTTTTTCTGTCGAGGCACTCGTCTGCGGTACAATGTTAGAGTTGTATTTGGCGTAACCGTTGATGCGACGATAGCCACCTGCAACGTCCGGCTCAAAGTTAATTAACTCTGATGCGGCTCCGGGGGGCATAGAGAATGAATCTCTGTTGAGAATAAGACCGCCACCTAACTTCACCACGTATGGACTAATAATTGAAGTATCAGGCATCAGACTGCTCTCATGTAGTCTTTACGATTGATGAGTTCCACTCTCATCCGACGTAGCCCTTGTTCGTAGTCCCTCTGTGCAAATTGAGCGGCTTGTGGGTCGGAACGCAAAAGGTATGCGTAGTACTTTGCTCTGTTAACGATTACATCGTGAAAACGATCCGGTATGGACGGAGTGTCTGTGTTGGCAGCTAAGTCAGATACTGTGGTGTAGTATGCGTAACGGATCGTGTAGGTAGACTTGTCCGGAGCCGGAGACAGACCATACTTGTCGTCAGGTGTGTGATACACAAACTCTGGCAGTCCCTCTGCGCTACCGTCTGGGTTGGTGTCTGACTCATGGTACTTGTCCAGATACTCGTCGTAGCTGATGTAGTCTAGTCGCCGTTCTGGTAGACTTGCGGACTCCTGCACGGTGAACGTTGACCACTTGAGGGTCTTGGCATTGGTCTCGAACGTGTAGAGGCGTTGACCATCAACCGTTGTGTCTGAATCGTTGGCTACAGTAAAAGGCCACTCGACTTCAGAGTTAATGATATCGCGCTGTGACTTGTTGATGAAGTCAGCTACAGCCGTTTGCAGCCCACGAGTTGAAGTCACGTTTGTGATTTCTACCTCGTTAAGCTCTCTAAGAACTGCGTTGCAAAGCTGTAAGTAATTCATTATTAACCTCTGTGCGGATCAAAAAACTCTTCGACAGATACCAACACTTCCATCGTGTTAGTCGTTTCGCCAAACGCCACAATCTTATCTCCGGAATTGGTAAAGAAAAAATTACCGTTAACGAGATCTACTACGCTGTGTCCTGCCATGCTTAAACCGTTAGCAATGTAGTGATACGTTGTATTTGCAGCATCGTAGTATTGAACGTATACTTTTTTTGTAGCAGAATTGTTGTTTGATATGTGCAAGAACCTCACGGCTCCGCTGTAGTTACTGGGAGTGGTGTACACAACAGTAGCACTACCGTCAGCAGAGGTGGATGCTATAGTAGCTCCTGTCGTCTGATGCTTGCTGTTTTCTCTCAACATTAGTACATCGCCCGTCTTGAAGTGCTACCGCAGGAGTAAACCTTACCTCCGTATGCTGCCTTTTGTGTCGTTTTAGGAGAGTCTGTGGCAACATTCGTAGGCTTACCGCCCACTCCTTGTGCTTTAGCCCGCTTCCGACGAACTGCACTCTTCTTCTGTGCAGAACTCATACGGTTTGCTTTTGCACGAGGCACACATTTCGGATAGCCGGATCGGGCAGTAGAAGCCTTTTTCCGCCCGCATTGAGGGTGGCTTCCATCCTCGTTCTTCCGGCTTATATCCACCCAGTCTCCTCTTGGTCCGCTTCCAAACCATTCTTTTAGGCTCATGCGTAAGTACCACCACGTTTCTTATATGTCCTAACTAACCAAGCGTTCGCGTAAGCACTTGGATATACTTTGAATTTTCGTTTGGCTTCAGATTTTACACGAGCATACAGAGCCTTATTCTTAGGTGTTGGGCTCTTCTTGCTTTTAGTTTTTGAAGATCGTTTCTTGGTCATTTATTGTTACTCTCTCGAATGGATGATTGGGCTCTCCTGACAAGAGACTGAGTGCTCCTAGCTTCAAGTCTGCTTCAAGCCAATCCTCTAGTGCTTGTTCTAGTTTTTCGTAAACTTGTTCGACATCTGTATCGGCAATGATCACACCGTTGAAAAAGTCGAACATCTGTTCTGCGTCCCGTTTTTTAGACAGGTATCTGTGAGAAAGTGCTTGTACAATTAACTGGCTCATGGAATACTCCTTGCCTTTATGATACACTAAAACAACGAAAAAGTCAACTAAAATCTAGAATAACTTTTACCGTCATACACCAAGCACTCCTTACGGTTGCTATATTCTCGTACAGAACAATGTATCCAGCCGGATGTTGGGTCTTCTGGGGTGTAGTACTCCAGTATCAACTGGTCAAAGTTCAGATTATCTCGCACCCATTCTGCAACAGATTTGTTGTCCTGTCCGGGGATCTCGAAGTCTACAGCCTCTCCCTTCGCGTGTTGACTCTTGGAACTAGACCCAATCGCCTCACACAGGGCAACACTACGGAATCCAGATGAAGGAGAGAACCCAACACCAAAGTGTTCACGTACAGGTTGTAGTATCTCAGAGCACACCCGTTCAAGATTCTTGATCTGTTCATCGTCTGGAGTGTTGTCGATACCCCTGCGGGTTGCTGTTTGGCTGCGAGTTAGTTCAGATAACGTGAAGTTTCTAGATAACCGCATCGTTTTAGCCTCGCATTTTGCCGATTGACTTCAAGCCAAATGAAGCGGCGATACTCGCCATGATTGACCAACTCAGCCACTCAGGTAGGTCTTCTCGTAGGAAACGAAAACCATCCTCAATGTACGGCTGGGCTGGAGGATAGAAACAAGCGGACAGCAAGCCCACGAAAAAAATTGTCCAGAGCTCGTCTTTCCACGAGTCTGCAGAGGCACGAGCTTGTTCTAACTCCCACGCCCCATCTTGTTCTACCTTCTTTGTCTGTGCCTCTATCTTGGCAACAGCAAGTTTCTGTTTGGCTTGTGCCTTCTCAGCGCGGTTCTTCATCCAAGTTCCGGCGAGATTGGTCACAGGCCCGATTAGTGCGTTCAACATTTTTTGTCCTTTTCGTGGCACGGGCATTTGCAGGTGTCCCTGTTGCAGGGAGCTTCTGAGCATTTAAAACAGATTAGCATTTCCACCGCCTCCGTGCTTGACGCAACCTACTGTTAGGATTCTTGGCTGCTTTTGGAAACTTTTTCATCTGCCCAGCGGAACGTGCACAGTATGACTTGCGACGTGCAGCACGGGCTTTGCTACGAGGTTTGTCCTCAGTAACTGCTGTCTTTAGCTTGCTGCCGGGATTCTTACGGCGGTAGGCAGCTACGCCCGCCTTTGTCATGCCCGCGCCAGATTTCGTAGAACGAAAGTTCTTCTTGTTGCGCTTGGGCATACTGTCTTTTTTACGTGGTTTCTTTTCTGCCATACTTATCTCCAGTAAGTCGGGGGAGCCCGAAGACCCCCCCAGTTCACTTACGCGAACGATGCCGCAGTTTCGGCAGTGCCGAGTTCTGCGATAACAGCAAAGACACGTACTTTACCGTCGAACGTTGCTGTGTTAGCAATCAGATCGATGGTGTCAGCAGCGGTGTACAGTTTCGCTGTACCTGCAGCGTTGTTGATCTCGTGTCCGGTAGCAGTACCGTCCAGAGCAGCAACGTACAGGTCGTCATCAGCGTCGTCACCCAAGTCAAGAACTGGAGAACCAGTGCTTGCAGCGGTGAGGACTTCAACACCAGCCATCAGAACCAGAGTGTTGGCTTTCATTTCGAAAACCTCAACTGAGTCTGAAGTAGTCAGGCTTGTGCTGGAGAAGTCAAGAACGACTTCAACAATTTGTGGCTTGATGCCGAGCGGAACGCCAGCAACAGCACCAGTTACAGTATATGTAGCCATAGTCTAGTCCTCCTCTAATCCAAGCTCACAACGCCACGAACGATGGCTTCAGGGCGAAGGACTTTGCGTCCAAACACGTGAAGACCACGAACGATGTCGCTGAAGTTTTCAGTTGAACGAACAACTTCGGTTTTCGCAATGTGCGAAGCCGTAGCAGTCGAGCTCATGTGACCGCCCAGAATAACATTTTCTGTGCCGTTTGTTGCCAGACCTGTCAGCGTTACTTGGTCTGTGCCGCCGCTTGAAACGAGGGCAGTAGACTTGTAGCACTGGAAGCCAGCGATGTTGCCCAACGATACAAGACCGTTACGCAGAGGTGAAGTTGCATCGCCCGTAACTTGGACTTCAGCAAACTTCGAACCTGCAGAAAACAGGTGCTTGTAAAAAGCTGGGGGAGCAACGAACCAACGGTTCTCTTCCGGAACAGACTGGTTGTCGAGGGCTTCAGCCATTTTCAACATTGTGTTGACAGCAGTGTCACCCGGAGATGAAGCACCACCGATGTCGAGGGCAGAAGCAAGAGTACCAATGCCAGCAACGGTAGATGTTGCAGCACCGGACTCGCCAGTCAGACCAGCGTCGGTTGCGATTTGATCCAAGACAACTGCGTCGTACTTACGCTTCAGCGAGTATGCACCCGAAGAAGTAGCAAGAGCTTCGAAGTTGACGTGGGATTGACGCTCTTCAATGTCGTCAATTTTGAACGCAAAAGCGTTTGCTTGGTCAACAACCATAGTAATTTGGTCGTCAGCCAAGTCTTGAGGGTTCACCACTGAGCCACGTGAGTAGCTAGAAACGGTGATGGTCGGCTCTTTAATGATCCGAACGGTGTCGCCAAAGTTTTCAATTTCACCAGCGTAATCGGTATTCGTAATATCTTCTGCAACCGAAGCACGACGGAAAAACTTGAGAACTTTCTGGCTAAAAATTTCCGGTGTAAAATTACCGGAAGGCAGGTTGTTATAACCTGATGCACTATTGAAAGCCATCTTATTATCCTTCCTATGTTAGATGGTTAAGCGTTATAGTCGATGCGCCCTTCTGCACGAGCCTTATCGAGTTCTGCTTCGTTGGCTTCAAACTCGTGAGGTTTCATGCGGCCTATCTCGGAGGCTTTCCACGTACGCTGCCCACCATCACCGTTGACGTTAACCTCTTTAGATTTACGTGTGGTGACGGAATCTGCGGCAGATGCAGATGGTCTACCTCTCTTCTTCTTTGACAAACCAGCGTCAGCCTTATAAAGATCGATGACACGTGCTGCCATCTTTGCGTCGGTGTTATTCTTATAGATAGCATCGCTCAAAGATGATGGTTGTTCGTCCAGCCACTCAAGAAACTTTTCGTCGTTACGGAGGTCATCAAAGTCCTCGTGATAACGCAGAAGCTCCTGATAGGCTTTCTGTACTTCCATGTCCTGTTCACGGGCACGTAGCTGTTCGACTTCACTACGAAGTTCTCCCAACTGACTGTCCGCTTTCAGGGCAGATACGGTCTCAACAATACCGTAGACATCCGGATACTCCTGTTTGAACTGCTCCAACTCGTCTAGGCTCTTAGGAGCTTTGAGTCGTGTGAGCGCATCCAGTTCAGGAGATGATTCTCCTTGTGCGGCGAGTTCGGCTTTCTCGTCCTTCCACTCAGATAGCTTTGCATCGTAGTGTCGTTTGAGATCGTCGTATCGCTTCTTATAGTCTACGTCTTCTGATTTTTTGTCGGAGAAACCTTGTTCTTCGGGAGTAGCCTCCTCAGAGGGGTCCGCTTCTTGGGCTTCTACCTGTTCCTCGTCCTCGTCTTCCTTGTACACGTCGTCACGGTAAGAACCACGATAGAGGTTTGTATTGTTGATTGTTCCAAAGGAATCATTCGGTTTGTTGGCGCGGTGGCCTTTTGCTTTTGCCATGATACTTCTCCATTGCAGGGCCAATTAAGGGTAGCTGCTTCGGTTAGTGATATAGACAGGGCCGCTGGCGACGGGTAGCTGTCCTTACTTCTTAGGGATGAATCCCTGAGAATTCTTTCGTTGCTTTTGATAAGCAGTTTTTAATTCTTCATCTAAAGCGCGTATTGGCGGTAGTTTTGCGACTTCTGCGAATACAGCGTCTGCAATAGGTCGCGCCTTATCATCGGGAATAAGATCCTTTTTTAGCATATTAAACTTAAAAATTTCACGAGGATTAACTTCTGGGGCTTCAGAAGAAATTAAGTTTTTTATAAACTTCTGCATATAAGGCTGAGTAGCTCTTGATCCGTAAGTGTCAAATACTTGTGCAGTAAAAAGTTTTAATGCTTCCGAAGATAACTCGTCTTTGTAAGCCTCGTAAGTTCTACGATGAACATCTAAATGTAAAAGTCTTGCACGATCAGCTTGTTCCGGCGTTGTAAGGACGTATTTAAGAGTGCCTGTTTTGTCTCTTGTAAAGCTAGTTGTAGGTATTCCAACTAGTTTTTGATGTCCTTTATGCAACAATTCATGGTACAGGGTTGCGGAAACGTCTGTAGGATCAGTTTGTTCACTGTGTGCCCGTGTTAATATTGTGTCTCTGTCGGGGCCAAACCCTTTTATAGTTTGAGAATATTGACCTTTAAAATCAAAACTAGGGCTATCTAAAGTTTTGTAACCTTCACGTTTTGCGCGGTTAACTCGTTCAACGTCATAAAAACTGGGGCGTTCTTGAGATGCTAAGATCTGTTCTGCCTCTCTAATACTCATATTTCTCATTTCAATATATTCACTTGGCATCCTGCCTTGAGCGTCTTGAAATGCGGCACGTAGAACAGGGTCATTTTTAGACCTGTTAACTATGTCAACTTCAAATTCCAAATCAGCGAGTGCTAGAGCATCATCAGATATTGGGTTTACTTCTTTCTGAGGGACCTCCCTCTGTTGCTTCAACATGAAGTTAAAAAGATCTTGCTCACTCTCTAGGGGTATTTCTCCGCCATCAGCGAACTTTTTTTTTACGAACCCGCCTTCTTGCGCCATCTGAGGCTGTGGCGGAGCTTGCGGCGGCTGTTCTTGCGGTGGTTGTTGTTTAGCCTCTGCCTCCTGCTGGCGGCGGGCTACTTCACGTTTGCCTCTGTTGTTAATCTTCTCTAGAACGTCGTAGCCAATAATCTTAGCCAGAGTGGGCTCAATGTAGACTTCGCCCTTTGACACGAGCAGGTCTACTGCCTCTTCATCCCCGGCTTCGTCCTCGCCTGTAGATATCTCAACACCCAGCCGACGGGCCACACCCACTGCATCTAGAATCATCTTCTTGATGTCACCGTATCCTGCTACCTCTGCAGCGGCGGCGTTGATGATGAACGCTCCCTCTGGTACTTCCATCGGAATATCATCAGCTACAGTCTCCTCCGGCGAAGCGTTCTGAGATCCAATAACACCAGAGGGAGGTCCGTTGGGTGCCTCCTGCGGGATGGGTTCTTCTGTGGGAACTTGAGAAACACCACCTGTTGCTTTGGGGATAGGAGTCAGCAGACGAAAGTCTTCATTTACAGTTTCTCTACCTAACGATCCAAACGGTTGCGAATCATTAATGTTTTTTGATAATTTCTCTATTACCTCTTCTTGATCAGAGGCATTTCCTATCTGTATATTGGCTGCATTATAATCTTTTGCAAGATCAGGATTATTTTCGTACCAACTTCTTATTGCTCTTTCAGGTCTGAAACTACCGAAAACTCCTCTAGAAGGAGATTTTCCGGGTTCTTCAGCGGCCTTTTTTACAAAGTCAATTAAACTTTGTTCTGCTTTTAGTCCTCGCTCATACACTGGATCTGCCTGCGCTGACGATGGTTTTTCAGGAGGTAATTCTGAAACAAAGGGAGCTTTAGGAGGATCCTGTGTGGATGCAGTAGCCATCATCCC